CACTCAATGGGATTGATAGATGAAAAATATTGGAAAAAATATGAATAAAAACTTGCCAGAAGTGGGATTTTTTGCTATAATACTGGTATGAAACCAGTAATTAAGTATCAGGGTGGAAAGACAAAAGAACTTTCTAGGATCAAAGATTTTGCACCCAAAGAGTTCAAACGGATGGTAGAACCCTTTTGTGGTGGTTCTGCTGTTGCACTACACTATGGAGATACTTGTGTATTAAATGATATTAATAAGGCAGTTATTAACCTTTACAGGCAGATAGGAAGTGATAATTATCCAACGATACAGAGAAGAATAGATGAGATCAAGACATACGATCACGATGAGTTAGAGAAGGTATTTTATTCATCAAGAGATATTATTAATGACCCTGATGATTATAGTGACTTAGAGTATGCTATTGGATATATTGTTGTGAGACAGTTGTGTTTCTCAGGTATGGAAAGATATAACTCAGAAGGTAAATTTAATGTTCCTTTTGGACACTATAAGAAGATGAGTTGTAATCTATCTCCTGACCATCATAACTTCTTTACTAAGAAAGCAACGATACTCAATACAGATGCAATTGATATTATTAATGAGTGTACTGAGGATGATTGGATATTCTTAGACCCACCATACTTAGATCGACTTGGATACACCACAGGGGATGGGGGAGATACACTTCATACAAGACTTGTTGAAGCAATGAAGAATACAAAGGCAAAGTGGTTGTTTATTCATTCTGATTGTGATTTCTATCGTGAAGAATTAAAAGACTATTATATTCACACAAAAGACTTTAAGTATATGCAGAATTTCGGTAAAGGTAAAGATCACTCAGGTTCAAAGGTAAAACATCTTTATATAACCAATTATGTAACTGGCACATTTAATCACACAGAAGAGGAGATTGTTGCTACAATATAGACATCTAAAGAACACTAATGCAACTAAGACCACATCAAGAACAAGCAATCCAATCAATGTTAGACCACGACAAAGGACAAGTCATTGTTCCTACTGGTGGTGGTAAGACTATCTGTATGATTATGGATGCTGTCAAGCAGTTAGAAGATTATGGCACAGTTGTAGTTGTTGCACCACGCATACTACTTGCAGAGCAACTATGCAAAGAGTTTATGGAAATCATTGATGAGAAATACAATGATGTAGATGTGATGCACGTTCATAGTGGTAAAATCAAAGGTATGTTCAGCACCACTAATCCACTTGAGATACAGGGATTTGTTGAACAGAACTTAGTAAATTTCTTCAGTAGAACTATTATATTTACAACTTATCATTCACTACACAGGATTGAAGAAAGTGGTATTATGGTTGATACTATCTACTTTGATGAAGCACACAACTCAGTACAGAAAAACTTTTTCCCTGCTACTGATTACTTCTCACAGTATGCAGGTAGATGCTATTTCTTTACTGCTACACCAAAACATAGTCGTTCTCCTGTCAAGGCAGGGATGAACTGGACAGAGGTGTATGGTGGTGTGATATGTCAAGTACCTGCACCAAAGTTAGTCAAGCAAGGTTATATTTTACCACCTAAAGTCAAGGTGTATCGTTCAAGAATACTTAAGAAAGATGAGTTGGTTGCAGACAGAGACAATGAGCAAATGATTGGTGCGATTGACAATCTTGATAAGGATAAAGTATTGATATGTGCCAAGTCAACCAGACAGATTGTTGCACTTGTTTCTCAGACAGATTTCGTACAGCAACTTGCGATTCGTGGTTACTCTTATATGTTTATCACAGCAAAGACAGGTGCTATGATTGATGGAGAGAAGGTTGACAGAGAGACTTTTTTTAATACTCTTAATGAGTGGGGTAGGACAGACAAAAAGTTTGTTGTACTTCATCACAGCATACTCTCAGAGGGTATCAATGTCAATGGTCTTGAAGCAGTATTGTTTATGAGGTCTATGGACTACATAGGTATTAGTCAGACAATCGGTAGGGTCATTCGTAAGGGCGATGCTGACAAAGTATTCGGTCTTGTATGTGTACCAGTTTACTCTAATGTTGGTATTACTACCGCAAGAAAGGTTGAAGCAGTAGTTGATACTATTTTCAACAAATGACAAGACGCAACTACAATTATTACACGATGAGTAAAATAGTATTAGTCACAGGTGGATTTGACCCAATACATAGTGGTCATATCTCATACTTTAAAAATGCAAAAGAATTATACCCACATACCCCATTGTGTGTAGGATTAAATTCTGATGAGTGGTTAATTCGTAAGAAAGGAAAGTTTTTTCTTCCGATGAAGGAGAGAAGAGCAATCGTCAAGGAACTTAAATCAGTTGATTTGACGATTACTTATGATGATACCGATAACTCATCGAATATGGCAATCTATAAGTGTTTACAAATGTATGATAAAGTGATATACTGTAATGGAGGAGACAGAGTTAATACCAACGTGCCAGAATATCTTAAATTCCAACAGAATGACAGAGTTATTTTTGAGTGGGGTGTTGGTGGCGATGACAAAATGAACAGTAGTTCTTGGATTTTGAATGAATTTTTAAAACGATGAAAGACACAATTTTATTTGGAGATTGTAAGGATACATTAAGTGAATTTTTACCACAGAGTGCAAGAACTTGCGTGACATCCCCACCGTATTATGGACTTAGAGATTATGGTACAGCAACGTGGATAGGTGGCGACCCTAATTGTAATCACAGGAGAGACACTAAAGTTAATCCTAAGAATTGTATTACTGGACATAAAAATCATGATGAAATGGCAGGGGTAGGCGATGCAATATACAAAACTGTTTGCCCGAAGTGTGGTGCGGTTAGACAAGATAGTCAGATAGGACTTGAAGAAACACCAGAGGAATATATTGATAATCTTGTAAACGTATTTAAGAAGGTTCGTGATGTTCTTACAGATGATGGAACTTTGTGGGTTAACTTAGGAGATAGTTATTATAACTATCGACCTGGCAAAGGTCAATCATATCCAAAACAATCTGTATCTAAAACAAAACAAGACTTACCAGATAATTGTAATAAACGTGGCAATAAATTAGATGGACTCAAAGAGAAAGATTTAATCGGAATCCCTTGGATGTTTGCTTTTGCTATGCGTAAAGATGGATGGTATCTACGACAGGATATTATTTGGCACAAACCAAATCCGATGCCAGAGAGTGTAAAAGATAGGTGTACGAAGTCACACGAATATATATTTTTGTTCAGTAAAAATAGAAAATATCACTACAACAATGAAGCAATCAAAGAACCCGCAAAAGATTGGGGAACAAGAGATAGAACCAACGGAAAATATCACAACGAAGGAACAGGACTCCAACCCCATAGCGGACTTACAAAATCATATTCAACAAAGAATAAACGTTCTGTCTGGACATCAAAACATGGAAAATATGTAACACAAGAAAATGAGGCAAAACACAGACAGGGTATTCATGCAAATCGTGGAGATAATTTAATTGCAGTTCGCACTAAATTACCAACACAAACAGAGTTAGTTGAATTTTTAAGGTCAAAAACAAAAGCAAAAACATTAGCAGAGCATACTGATATTCCATTAACAAAAATAGAACATTGGTTTAGATTTGATGAGTCTGGGTTCTCATATCCAAGCATCGAAGATTGGAAAAAAGTAAGAGAACATATAGATGAATATGAGGTAATGGATGAGGGATTGACATATTATGAATTAAAAACAGATGAAGTTGTGTCATCAAGTACAAAAAATAAACGTTCTGTCTGGTCTGTTACTGTCAAACCATACAAAGAGGCTCATTTTGCAACTTACCCACCTGACTTAATCGAACCTTGCATACTAGCAGGGAGTGAAGAAGGAGACACAATACTTGACCCATTCATGGGTGCAGGAACTACAGCGGCAGTTGCAAAATCACTCAATCGTTATTATATTGGGTGTGAACTCAACGAAGACTATGGTAACTTAATTCAGAAAAGAATACAAGATTATCATCCAGTTCAAGAAGTGTCACAAGAACCTTGCATAAACATTCTTGATCTTATATAATAGAAGAGTAAACAAAGGAGAACCACCAATGAGAGTTAAAGTAGAACTTTATGTTGCAGGTCAAACTTTTACTGAAGAGGTAAGAGCAGTTGACTATCAAGAAGCAAGACAAGTTGCACTTGCCAGAAATCCAAATGCTAGAATTATTAGTGTAAATGCTGTTTTCTAGTGGCAAGAAAACAAAACTATCAAACTTTCTATCCGACTACATTTCCATCTTTACTAGACCCGAAGGTTGGACAACCGAGTGGGTATGTTACTAAAGATGGTATGTGGGCGGCAGTTCCGTCTGATGGTAGAAAGTTTGCTATAATTCATAATGGTATCGTAGAACACTTTGCAAAAAACTTTGAATATGCTATGATATACATAAAAAAGGGTATTCAAAAGGAGAAGAAAGATGCACGATCAAAACTCAATCGACAAAAATGAGACACCATCTCAAAAATATGAGAGAGCATTAGATTTATTCACAGAGTCCGTATTGAAACCTGACCACGATTTGCGTGGATGCGCTCATAATCAGGGGTGTTATGATGAGTTGATGGAGATAAGAGAACACGTTTTAAAATATCTTAAAACTTTAAAAGAAGTTACCTACCATACAAATCCTGACGAGAGCGACGAGATAGAGACAGCAAAACTTGTAAGTGAAAAACCCTACTATACTAAATGGCGATAAATGAGTGAAGTTGAATTTCGTAAACATAGAGTATTTCGAGAAACAGAAGATGTAATATTCTATGATATATCAGTTGAAAAATCTAACGCATCCGACCTCGTAGTTCATACTGGTAAAGCAACATCCCCACCTGATGATTTGGTAGGAGCAAAACAGTTTTATATTCACAAATATCAAATAGATCATAACCGAGTTGTATCAGGAGAGAGAACATTTGAACTGGTAAACTTTGATTGGAAATATCCATATCATATCGTACATTTGAATCGTCAGAGTGGCGCTTTGATGATTCCAACACATACTTATCATAGATCAGTATCAGGAGATACAGGTTCAATCGTCATCAATCAAGCAATTAGAAAAGAGGGATTTGATGCAAAGTATGAATTTATACCAGTATCATCAGCGAGTGATAAGTTGTTGTATGATATACTACTGAATGAGAAACCTATCGTGCATACACTAGGGGAGTAGGCATAAATTTTTATTACAAAGTATCCGAAAATACAAACATAATTTACTAAATAATTTTAAGTTTATCGGAGAACACAAATGCTCTAAACCCCTTTTTGTTATCATCACTTAATTGTTTTTTTATAGGGTTCATTCATGCACAACTTAATTTCATACAACCAGTTAGCGGGAGAGAAAGATAATCCGCATAACGATTTAATCACAGAATACTACGAGTGCCTGATCGAATGTGACGAAGATCAACACATTTGCAAACGTATTTGTAAGGAGGTATTAATCTATTAAGTAAACATAAGCAGGGTAAACAAATGTTTTATTTAAGACCACCTTAATAGTAATTCACAACCCTTGACTTTTT